TAGTATAAAAATCACTTGGATCAATTATTTTATACTTTACAAGTCTTACGAAGTATTTTGACATAATGAAAATTGATTGTTCTTTCATTTTAGATAATATTAAAGTAAATTAAACAAATATAAGCCACTACAAATATAAAGCCACAAATAGTCCCCCAAATCATACCAGTTATTATAGTATTAATAAATTTTGTGTTTTCTTCATCTTCTTCATCAAATCGGTAATCAGTCTGTTTTTTTATGTTCTTCATTTTTTAAGAATTTTGGATTAATTGCTTTCATTGAAAAATCTACTGACCCGCCTTGTATTCTAACTTTGCGGTGCAGTCTATAAGCTCTTTCTGTAAGTAATGACCTTAAACAATCATCAGTTAACTCAAAATTTTGTTGGCAAATACTGATATTATAAGTTTTCATCTTTCTCAAGTTTTATGTTTTGATTTATAATATCAAAAGGAACATCTTGACTAAAACGTACATAATCATTAGCTTTTTTATATTCTACATATAGACCAGGAGATTCATAATTATTATAGTTAACCTGGATTATTAGAGTATTGCCATTAACTTTAATATCTTCAACTTCAAGAGTTTCAAATTTAAAGTTACATCTCATAAAATCGAGAATTTTTCTAATATATTGGTATACCCAAAAATGAGGCCAATTTCCTTCTCTAAATTCTTGTGGATTAGCATTCTCAAAATTTAATACATAAGTATTTGTCCACTTACGCACTTTAGAAGATAGTTCAATAAAGTCTTCCTGAAATGGATAAAATTTATCAAAGCTGGGATCGTAATCTTCACCTTGCATTACTTCTGCTACTTCAATAAAAGCATTCTGTAAAGCAAGCATTCTTTTCTTAATTTCTTCTTTTGTCATAGCATTAATTTTTATCAAGTTTATAAAATTCATAAAGTAAATATTCTAATTGCAATAGATCTTGTCCTTCATATTCATTACGTTCGATAATTAGTCGATAACTTCCTGGCAATCTTTCAATGTACAATCCTTCTATATAAACCAGAACTACATCGCTTACAATTAATTTTTCATCTTGCCCATAGATACTACAATAGGCGAATGTTGTCATTTTCACTTTTTGCTTTCTAAAAGCAGAAAGAGATAAAATTTCTTTTGATTTCTTCTTTTTCATTCTTGTTTTTTTAGAGTTATTTAAATATAGTATAATATACAAATTTTTTTTAATAGTTTGTATGTTATAAAACATCTTTTTGCAAAAGTTAGTTTTTTTTAACAATTATAGTTTTTTACTTACTACAGTACTTATTTTACATTCATTTTTAGAATCTAAAAATCAAAGTGCCTGATTTTTTGCCAGACTATTTCTAATAGACTCAGAGTGTATATGCACACCCCTCCTAAGTGTCTGTTCACACTTTTAGAATAGGAGAGGAATGAATACCCCTCTCCTCCTTCTATGTCAGACTATATTCTACAGAACATGTAGAATTTTTGCATTCACTATTACTAAGTAAAAACTTATAATTATCATAATAAGTACTATAGTTATTAGTACATTAACATAATTAATATTTTTCTTTGGTGCTTTCATAATATCTATTTTTATTAGTGTTAAAGAAAGTGTTTGGGGGAACACTTTCCTATCTCAACCCAAGTGACTTTTCAATTAACCATTTTCTGTCTAAGATAGACTTTCTTGGTACATTCAATATCTCCACCATTTCATCTACAGTTTTTCCTTGGACCATCAAATCTCTAATCTCCTGAGTAAGATTTCTTTTAGGTTTGTTTTCTTGACTTTTCAGAAACTTGGCCAATTTTTCTGCTTTCTCTTTTGCTTCAAGTTTTTTCTCCTTTTCTTTCCTTTTTTTCTCTTCATCTTTCAGAGCCTTGGCCTCTTCTCTTAATTTGGCCATTTGTTCTTTGAGTTCCTCGAGTTTTTCTTTGTGAGCTCTTTGAGCCTCTTCTACTTTGTTTTTTAAGTCTTCAATGTTTTTTCCATCTACTGACTTTGTAGTCTTGTCTGACATAATTTAAAATTTTAATTTAACAATAAATAATTTTGAACATCTAACATAATAAATTATATTATTATTTTATTAACTTATTATGTTAGTATAAATATACTAATTTAATTCAGAATAAAAAAATTTATTTTGCTAATAAATGCTAAAATAAATGCTAATAAATGTTAATGTAATACTGCATATATCTATGTATGTGAGTATATATATATGTACTTATATTAATAAGTGCAGGTTAGCATAATACGTTAAGCTAAGCATATGGAAATTTATGCTAAGCAGCCTGGGCTCTGCTCCACGGTTATAAATTTTCACTTTTCCCTAATTACTCTCCAGTATCCAGCTTAAAAATACTACACACTATATCCCCATTTTTTATCTAACATAATATAAAAATTAACCTATAATAAAAAAAACTTTGCTTGCAGTGGTACAAGGGATCAATTTTTGTTTTATATTTGTTTATAAATTATGTATCTTAAGTTATAAATTATGTATTTTAAGTAAAAATAAATCATCAAAAAATCAGATGGCCGCAGTGTTGGTATAAAAAAGTATATATAAGTAATGAATAGTGAAGAAAGAAGTTTGAATCCTCAGGAAAGAAGTTTGAATCCTCAGAAAGCCAATTACTATAAACGATTAATTCTGGTTACTGGCAGATTAATCCTGGTTTATAAACAATTAATTTTGGTTACTGACAGATTTCTTGCTTTTTCAAATGGGAAGTGTACGCAAAACACGAAAAATCAAAAACTAAAATTATTGTTATGGGTAAGTCTTATCGTAAATCTCCTGTTTGTTCTTTCGAAAATAGGAGAGTTGATAAATTAGTAAAAAAAGGAATGAATGGCAAACCTCTCAAAATTGTTCGCAAAAAAGACAACGACAATAGAACCTGATAAGTTCGATAAGAATAGTTTTTTCTATTCCTTTGATTCTGTGCCTACCTATTCGCTTGGCACTGGATCTAATATTACCCGGATTTCTGCTTTCTGTCAAATCCCTGAAGTTAATGCTATCTTCAATATGCGTGCACGTGCACACGGTAATTTTAAAATAGGTGCAGTCAATTTAAAAGGTAAGCCAATAGAAGTAGATGATCTACTCGCTGATTTAATTGAAAATCCAAATTATTTTCAAAGTAAAGAGGAATTTTTTGCACAAACAAATTTATTCAGAGATATATTTGGAGATGAATTTATACACTTAACAGCACCGGCCGGTATCAACAATCCATTAGGACTATTTTCCCTGCCTTCCCAAAACGTAATCATCAAAAAAGAAGGAATAATGAGTGGTACCGGCCCTTTTTATTTACAAAAAGATAAACCTCAAACAGTGAAGTATTATTTCAAAGATACAGATGGGCGGGAATACCCTCTTAAATATGAAGTATTGCTTCATCTTAATGATAATAGTATTAAGTTTGTTGATTCTATGGATTATCTTAAGGGCACGTCCAAACTCGATGCTCTTGTAGCTCCTATCGAAAATATAAAAGCTGCTTATGAAGCGAGAAATGTACTTATAGTGAACCGTGGAGCTATTGGTATATTATCGAATGCTTCTAAAGATGGAATAGGAGGTGTAGCACCTATGGATCTTAAAGAAAAAGAAAAAGTACAAGAAGCTTTTAAACAATATGGGCTTACTAAAAAGCAATGGCAAATAATAATAACCAATCTTGCTTTAAATTGGCAACAGATGGCTATAGATGTTGACAAACTTAAGCTATTCGATGAAACTCGGGAAGATACTTTAAAAATATGTGATTCTTATGGTACTCCTTATGAACTCCTTGCAGCAATAAGAAATACCACATTTGATAATAAAAAAGAAGCAAAAAGGCAATGGTATAGAGAAACTATAATACCAGAGGCAAATACCCGTATAGCAGGTATAAATAGAAAGTATAAAACAGTAGAGAAAGGTTTTCGGTTTATTCCTGTTTTTGATCATCTCCCTATTTTCGAAACAGAAAGAATGGAGAGGGCTCGTAGTTTATACTTTATGGTAAATTCATTAACCAAAGCACTTGAAGATAATGCCATTAGTATAGAACAATATAAAAGTGAATTAAAAAAATATGGTATATAAAATTAATAATCATGAAAGTAGATTTTGAATTCTTAACAGAAAAGAAAAAAAATATGCCATTTAAGGTAAAGAATAATACAACGGCATTTAAAGAAGTTGATGAAGAAAATAGAATAATAAAAGCTGTCGTAAGTACATTGAATTACTTTGATTATGATTTTGATGCTATAGCACCTGGCGCTTTTAATCGATCAATTTCGGACAATGGAGCAAAATCAGAAGCTAATGATAAAATAGCACACTTATTGCATCATGATATGCACCGTCCTGTAGGTAAATCAAGAGTAGAAAGTGAAGAAATAATAGATAACAAAAAAGTAATATATACAGAATCTTTTATTCCGGATACTTTTGATGGGGAAGATACTATAACAAAATATAATGTAGGTATATATAATCAACATTCAGTAGGATTTAATTATAAAACACTTACACATATTGAAAAAGGATCCGAGGCATGGGAAAAGTGGATAAAAGAACTTATTAATCCAGAAGATGCTGAAGAGGTAGGATATGGATGGAAAGTTTCTGAAGTAAAATGGTGGGAATATTCCACAGTAGTATTTGGAGCAAATAAACTTACTCCATATTTAGGTACAAAAAGTACAAAAAAAATTGACATTTATGACTCAATTAACCAAAAATTAACTATATTAGCAAATAAAGCGATGAGAAGAGAAATAAAGAATAAGAAATTATTCGAATATGAACTTCTCCAATTGAAACAAATGATATATGAACTCCTCGAAGACTCGCCAATCAAAGACGCTCGCAAAGACTCGTCCGAAACTGACGCTCTGAAAGAAGTTAAATTGTCTGGATTTAGTAGTTTAATAAAAACAATTTAAAAATGAAAAAAATGCTTTTATCAAGAAAGATTTTCATGGGTATACTTAGTATAGCATGGTTAGCTTTTGTTGCCATGCTTATTGCCTATGGCGACT